GCGCAGATCGGCTGGACCTGGTTCCTGATCGGGTACCTGTTCAAGTTTGTCCAGTTCCTACCCCGGCCGATCATGATCCTGTTTGCCAAGGAAAAGGACGGCAAGAACTTCCATGACGAGAAGCTCAAGCACGGCGTGATGGCGAACAGTGAGGTCAACCGGTTGATGCCGGTGGACACCAGCCGGTCCTCCGGCAACCGCTGGGATCACAAGAGCTTCCCGGGCGGCTTTCTCAAGCTGGTCGCATCGAACTCCCCCGGCAACGTGAAGTCGACGTCATCGGTGGGTCTGTCGGTGGTCGAGGAACCGGACGATACCAGCGACGACGTGAAGGGGCAGGGCGATGCGATCGCCCTGCTCGAGGAGCGCGGCAAACGTTATCCGGGTTCAAAAATGCTAGTCGGTGGAACCCCGGCGATCAAAGGCGCGAGCAAGACCGAAGCGCGCTTGGCACAGACCGATTGCCGAGTGCTACCGATTGTCTGTCATACCTGCGGCCAGGCTCATGTGCTGGACTTCGCCCATATCAAATACCTGGACATCAATGAAGGGACCGAGCCGCACGAAATCTATGGCCGTGCGGATCCCGACACCGCTGGCTATGCCTGCCCGCATTGCGGGGAAATCTGGGACGACTACCAGCGCAAGGAGAACATCCGCAACACGGTGTTCAACGCCGTCGAGGCGGGTGATCCATTCTGCGGTTGGGTAGCGACCAAACCCTTTGCCGGGCGTGCTGGGTTCATCGAACTGAACGAACTCTATGCCTGCCTGCCGGGTACCAGCCTGGCGAACATCGTGCGCGAACAGCTCAACGCCGAGCACCAGGCCGCCATGGGTAACCTGTCGCTGCTGATCAAGTTCGTCAACCAGAAACAGGGCCGGGCCTACGAGTACAAATCCGATCTGCCCGAAGCCGACAAACTGGCGGAGCGTGCCGAGGACTACCCGGAAATGTTCGTGCCCATGGGTGGGCTGGTGATCACCGCAGGTGTCGACGTGCAGCATGATCGCCTGGCGATCGTTCTTCGCGCCTGGGGCCGTGGCGAAGAGTCATGGTTGCTCTACTGGGGTGAGATTTACGGCGAGGTGGTGCTGCCAGGGCAGGGTGTTTGGCTGGATCTGGAAAAGCTGTTGTTCTCGCCGATCACCCATACCTGTGGCGCGAAGCTGAAAGTCCTGGCGGTCTCTCTGGATACCTCGGACGGCACTGTTACCCAAGACGCAGCCTATGCGTTTTGCCGTAAGCATCAGCAACGCGGTGTTATGGCAATCAAGGGTGCCAGCGAGCGAGGCAACAGCCGGGATGATGAGCGAAAAGAAATTTTCAGTGCGCCTCGTCAGGGCGTGGACACCGACAAAGAGCAAAAGGCCTCGAAGTACGGCCTGCGCCCTTACATCGTCGGCACGTCCCGGGCCAAGGATCTCTGGATTGAGGGGCGACTGCCGCTGACCGGAGACGGTCCAGGTCGGATGCACTTCTACAAGACAGTGCGTCCCGACTACTTCCGGCAGATCACCGCGGAAGTGAAAGCCCCCAGCCGGCGGCACCACTACCGCAAGGTCTGGCAGAAAAAGGCCGGCGAGCCGAACGAAGCCACGGACTGCGAAACCTACGCGCTGCATGCGGCCCGTTCGCTGAAAACGCACCTGCTCAATGAACACGATTGGGCGGCGCTGGATGCTCAGATCCGCCAAGGCGGTTTGTTTGATTCGCCACCACCGGAGCCAGACATCGAGCCGGATTCAGATCCCGCACCGGCGCCGGAAAACCCGGTACCGAAACCACCCGCTGAACCCAACGAGCTCCCGCCTTCTGGCGGGAGAGTTGTTTCTGGGCGCCGCACTGCTATGCGCGTGCTCTCTCAACGCAGGAATTAATCTATGGCCATCACCCTGGAACAGGCGCAAAGCCAGCTTCAAGCTTGGCTCGACGCAAGCATGAAGGTCAGCCAGAAGCAGAGCTACCGCATCGGCACCCGCCAACTGAACTACGCCGACGCTGCAGAGATCACCAAGATGATCGATTACTGGCAGCAACAGGTGGATCGACTGGCCAGCGGTCGCCCTCGGGGCATTGTCCTGCGCGGGATCACGCCGCTATGAGTCGTTCACTCAAGTCTCCCGAGCCCACGTTGCTGGATCGGGCAATCAGCTGGTTGAGTCCTGAGAGCGGCGCGAAGCGTATGCAGGCGCGTATGACGATGACGGCAATGGGTGGTTACAGCGGCGCCTCCAAACGCAAACGCTCGCTCAGTGCCTGGAATCCTTCGGCCGGAAGTGCAGCTGCCGATCTGCTGCCCGATCTGCCGACTCTTCGTGAGCGATGCCGCGACCTGGAGCGCAATAACCCCATCGGCGGCGGCGCGATCAACACGGTGGTGACCAAAACGGTCGGCACTGGGTTGGCGCTGAAGTCGGTGGTCAATCGGCAGATCCTCGGCTGGGATGAGGACACCGCACGTGATTGGCAGCGCAACACCGAGTCGCTGTTCAAGTCATGGGCCGAAACAACGGCGTGCGACATCACCCGCGAACAGAACTTTTACGGCTTGCAGGACCTTGCGTGGCGTTCGGTGCTAAGTAGCGGTGATGTCTTTCCGTTGTTGACCCACAAAGAACGTCCGGGTCAGCACTACTCGGCCTGCATTCAGCTGATCGAAGGTGATCGGGTGTGTAACCCGGACAACAAGGCCGATACCGAAACGCTGACCGCCGGCATCGAGCGTGATGCCGATGGGGAGCCGATCAAGGCTCACATACTACGCAGCCACCCGGGGGCGCTGGGTGTGAGAGAGCGGAAGTGGGATGAGCGACCCTTCTTCAATGAACGTGGTGGCCGGGCGCTGCTGCATTTGTATCGGCGCAAACGTGTCGGTCAACCTCGCGGAGTACCGTACCTGGCACCGGTGATCGAGAAGCTCAAACAACTCGACCGCTACACCGATGCGGAACTGGAAGCTGCCGTGGTGTCGGCGTTTTTTGCGGTGTTCATCAAACCGGGACCCGGGGGCGACCTCAGCCCCTTGGCGTCCGCCGCGACCGGCAACACGCCGGTGGGCGGTGATCGGCCTGCAGATCGCGCGGCCGGCGGTTGGGACGGAACGCTCAGCGGCGGCATTGTCGCCGAGCTGGATCAAGGTGCATCGATAGATTCGGCGGCGCCCGGGCGTCCAAACCTGGCGTTCGATCCGTTTGTATTGGCGATGTTGCGCCAGATCGGCATGGCCTTGGAGCTGCCCTATGAGGTGCTGATCAAACACTTCACGGCCAGCTACACCGCCGCGCGTGCCGCCGTAATGGAAGCCTGGCAGTTCATTCGCGGCTGTCGTGATTTCCTGGGTAACGATTTCTGTCAGCCGGTGTACGAGCACTGGCTGGAGGAGGCCGTTGCTCAGGGTGACGTCGATGCCCCGGGTTTTTTCGACCATCCGTTGTTGCGGTATGCCTACTGCGGCTCAATTTGGGTGGGCGATGGACCGGGCACGGTGGATCCGCTCAAGGACATCAATGCGGCCAAGGCGCGTGTCGATCTTGGCGTCAGCACCCTGGCCAAGGAATCGATGCTCTACGACGGCAGCGACTGGGAAGAAAACCACGAACAACGGGCGCTGGAAGTGAAACGTCGCATGGAAGACGGTCTGTCTGCCATGCCGGCATCACAACCTGAAGACCAGTTGCCGCAAAACCCTGACCTACCCGAACGGACCTGACCATGACCGATAAACCAACCGACGCTCCACCGGCGCATCGGGTGACGGCGTTCGACCTGGTGTCGCGCGAACCCTGGGCGATCACCCCGGACATGCTGCACACCATCGCGGCAATTGCTCGCCGTGAAAATGATGGCCCCGAGGCCGTTGAGGCCCGGCAGGGTCGGCCGCTGCAGAACACCCGCAACGTCACCCAACGCGGCAATGTGGCGCTGGTACCGGTCACCGGGCCGGTGTTTCGTTACGCGAACCTGTTCACCGCCATGTCCGGAGCGACTTCGCTGGACGTGTTGGCGAAGGAGTTCACCGCCGCTGTGGATGACCCGCGCACCGACAGCATCATCCTGGTGATGGACACGCCGGGCGGCCAGGCCAGCGGTATCGCAGAGTTTGCCCAAATGATTCGGGCTTCCCCGAAACGGGTGGTCGCCTATGTCTCGGGCAACGCGGCCAGTGCGGGCTACTGGATGGCAGCAGCTGCCCACGAAATTGTCATGAGCCGCACCGGTGCGGTCGGCTCGATCGGTACGGTGCTCTCTGTGCGCACGAACAAGGATGACGGCAGCGTCGAGATCGTCAGCAGCCAGAGCCCAAACAAACGTCCCGACTTTGCGACAGAGCAGGGCCGGGCACTGGCCCAGAACCATGTCGATCGCCTGACCACCATTTTCGTCGAGGACGTCGCGAACTATCGCGGTGTTGACGTCGATACCGTCCTTTCCGACTTCGGTCAGGGCGACATGCGGATCGGTTCAGACGCTGTTGCCCTGGGCATGGCCGACCGTGAATCCACCCTTGAATCCCTGATTGCCGAACTCAACGGCAGCAACTCCGGAGATCGTTCTATGAGCAATAACACCGCAACCCAGCCAGTGACGACCGCGGGCGATAAACCAACCATCGACCGCGATTACCTGGCTGCCAACCACGCCGAGCTGCTGGCGACGCTGGAGCATTCCGCTCACGCCGCCGGTGCGAAAGCTGAGTGTGAACGCATTCAGGCAGTCGAGGCTGCCGGGCTACCCGGCCATGAAGAGTTGATCGCTTCCCTGAAGTTCGACGGCAAAACCTCAGGGGCTGAAGCGGCCAGCCAGGTGATCAGCGCCGAAAAATCCAAACGCACTGCAGCGCTGGCTGACATCCGCAGCACTGCGACCAAGCCTGTCCCTGCCGCAGCCGCACCGGACAACCCAGCCGTCGCGGCGGATCAGGAAGATCCCGAGGCGCCGCTCGAGGAACGGGCCAAGGCGACCTGGGACGGCAACAAGGAACTGCGGGCTGAGTTCGGCGACTTCGGTGCGTACCACGCGTACCGCAAGGCCGAAGACAAGGGCCTGATCAAAGTCCTGAAGAAGTAACCCGGACCATACCCACCACCCCTTAGGCTTTGGAGATCCCCATGCCTCTTACTCTCGACACTCCCCGCGCTTACGAGACGGGCGACATCAATGATCTGGCTGTCGCTGCTGGCGTGCAGATCTTTGAAGGCTCGGCCGTCGGCATCAATTCGGCGAATGGTCTGGCGCGTCCGCTGACCGCTGCTGATCTGTTTGTCGGCTTCGCTGACCGCGGCGTAGATAACCGCACTGGCGCTGCCGGCGCGGCGCGTGTTCGCCTGCGTGAAGCGGGCAAGGTGCAGTTGCCTGTCACGGCCCTGGCCATCACCGACATCGGCAAGGCCGTGTACGCCAGTGACAGCGGCACCTTTGTCCTCACCGCTGCGGGTAATAGCCGGATCGGCCATGTGCACCGCTTTGTCAGTGGCGGCGCGGGCATCGTCAAGTTCGCCGCCCAGGCCGTCCCGGCCGCGTAACACGCCGGTTTATTAACTCTTTCATCAGGAGATACACCCATGGGTGCTGAAGTACTTTCCAGCCGTGCCGTCATTGGCACGTTTTACGAACTGCTCGAGCAAAACACCGGTGCGTCCTGGATCGATCTGATCTCAAACCTGTTCGATTCCGACCAGGCCAAGGAAACCTATCCGTGGATTGGCGCGGTACCGACGCTGCGTGAGTGGATCGGTGGGCGCCATGCCAAGGGCTTTGTGAGCGCTGACCTCGAAATCGAAAACCTGCACTACGAAGCAACGATCGAGGTGCTGGTCAAGGAGCTGCGCCGCGACAAAACCGGGCAGCTGCGCATTCGTCTCGGTGAGCTGGCTGATCGCACCAACTCGCACTGGGCACGGTTGCTGTCGGCCCTGGTGCTGAACGGCGAAAGTCAGATCTGCTACGACGGCCAGTACTTCTTCGATACCGACCACGAAGAGGGCAACAGCGGCTCGCAGTCGAACAAGATCACCACCGACATCAGTGAACTGTCGGCGACGCTGCACGGCACCCCGTCGCGTCCAAGCCCTGAAGAATTCCAGCAGGCCGTGGCCAAGTCGGTGACCCAACTGACCAGCCTCAAGGACGATCAGGGCGAGCCCATCAACGAACTGGCCCGCGAGTTCCTGGTGATGGTTCCTTTTGGCTTGCTGAGCGTGGCCCAGTCGGCGCTGACCGTACCGCGCGGTACCAACATCAGCGAGATCGTCATGCCGGACAACGTCACCGTGCGGGTGATTGGTAACGTCCGCCTGAACGCCTGGACTGACAAGTTCGTGACCTTCCGTACCGATGGGCGCCTGAAGTCGTTCATTCGTCAGCAGGAAACCGACGTGGTGATGAAGGCCAAGGCCGAAGGCTCGGAGTACGAGTTCGACAACGACGCGCACCAGTATGGCGTTGATACCTGGCGCAACGTCGGTTTCGGGCGCTGGCAGTACGCCGTCCTGAACCAACTGGTGTAAGCCTTCGGGCTTGCACCTCATTCGAGGACATCACGATGCCGAAATACACAGTCGATCAGAACATCACCTTGTTCGGTGGCGAGCTGATCCTGACGCCTGCTCAGGCCGGTGCGCGTGCGCACTGCCTGCAGGAGCTCAAGAAAGGCCGTTACGAGATCATCAGCCCAGTCCAGTTCAAGAAGGGGGAGGTGATCGTTATCCCGGGTGAGCCGGACAAGGCGCTGGCTCAGAAGGTCACCAAGGTCGAAAAGGATGCAGGGGGCGGCAATGGCGAATAAATCCTACCGGGTGCTCAGCGGTTCATTTCGCAAGCCCAACAACGAGTTGGTCGAAGTCGGTGAGACGATCGAATTGCCGTGCGATGTTGCGGAGCGCTTTCGCCATCAGCTGGTGGAGGTGAAGGTGGAAGCCGTCGCCCAGCCAGCTCAGGAAAGCGCCCCTCGCAAAACCACCCAAGCCAAGGAAGGCGGCAGTGCTTAACGAGGATCTCGCGGGCTTCCTGGAAGATTTCGACGTGGGAGGGGTGATCGATGGTCAACCCTTTCTGGCGGCCCGAGATATGCCCGACGAGATCGTTGGAATGGGTGGGTTGAACAGTCAATCCACCAGCTACGAGATCCTGGTTATCACCGCCGAGGCTGAACGCCTTGGCATCGACAATCCCAAGTTGATCACCGTCGCTGGCGTCACTTTCCGAGTGCGCGATCGCCGCATGATCGATGACGGCGCGTTCAGTCTGGCCTCTCTCACCAAGGTTTAAATCCCATGCCCTCGATTCAAGAACGCATCGTCGAAAAGGCGAAAGCGCTGATTTTGGCTGCCGGTACGTTGGCAGAGGATCGTGTGTTTCGCAGCCGTACTGAAGCGCTGACACGGGGCATGACCCCGGCAATCGTGCTGCGTCCTGACCTGGAAACCACTGAGCGCGAAAGCCACTCGGTGGATCGCAACCAGTTCGAACTGTCAGTTGAAATTCTGGCGCGGGAGAACACCACCACCGGTGAGGCATGGGACCAGGTTGCCGATCTGGTCAAGGTCGCAGTTCATGCTGTCCTGCTGGCTGAGGATGCGTTTGTTGAGGCGGATCGGGTTCAACGCTTCTACATCGACTGGATCGAGGAAGACGGGGACAACACAGCCGGTAACTGCATG